CGTCTCTGAGGGTCTTGCTGAGACCCAGAAAGAGAAGCTTGCTTCACTCGCTGAAAGCGTAGAGTTTGAAAGTGAAGAAGAATATCGTGAAAAGCTGGAGACCCTGAAGGAGTCGTACTTCTCCAAGGCCCCTGCTGCAAAGTCCGAAGCACCTCAAACCCTGTCTGAGAGTGTTGATTCAACACCCGCTCCTGTTGGAAACAACATGGAAGCATACCTCAGAAGCCTGGGTGCCTTCAAAAAGTGAATTTAACATTCATTCAAACCTAAACCTATAAAGTAAAGCAAATGTTTCAATCCGAACATCTGCAGGAAAAGTGGAGTCCACTTCTCGACTATGAAGGTCTTGATCCCATCAAAGATTCTCATCGTAGAGCTGTAACCGCAGTCCTGCTCGAAAACCAAGAAAAATTCCTCCGTGAGGAGCAAGCATTCCAGTCAGGTATTAACCTGATGGAAACCCCCACCAACCATGCTAACGATGCTGGTGCTTCTGGTGGTTTCGGTGCTAACTCACCCGATGCCGGCCCTACCGCTGGTTTCGACCCTGTTCTGATCTCCCTGATCAGACGCGCAATGCCTAACCTGGTCGCATATGACCTGGCTGGCGTTCAGCCAATGAACGGTCCTACCGGACTGATCTTTGCAATGCGCTCCCGCTACAACAACCAGGAAGGCGACGAGACGTTCTTCAACGAAGTTGATACCTCGTTCTCCGGTAACGACGACGGCCGTAACCTGACCGCAGGTATGACCGACGCCGCTGCTGGTCTGGGTACCACCGCTCAAACTGGTGATAACCCCTCCATCCTCAACCCCGTTGGTTCTGCCACCTCCACTGCTTATGACGTAGGTCAGGGCATGGTCACTGGTGACGCTGAGAACCTGGGTTCAGGTACTGGTGATCACTTCAACCAGATGGCCTTCTCGATCGAGAAAGTCACCGTAACCGCGAAGTCCAGAGCGCTGAAGGCTGAGTACAGCCTGGAACTGGCACAAGACCTCAAGGCAATCCATGGTCTGAACGCTGAAGCGGAACTCGCCAACATTCTCTCTACTGAGATCCTGGCTGAGATCAACCGTGAAGTTATCAGAACCATCTACAAGATTGCTGAGCAAGGTGCCGTTTCCAACACCGCAACTGCTGGTGTATTCGACCTTGACATCGACTCTAACGGTCGTTGGTCTGTTGAGAAGTTTAAGGGACTCCTTTTCCAAATCGAGAGAGACGCTAACGCGATCGCTCAAAGAACTCGTAGAGGGAAGGGCAACATGATCATGTGCTCTGCCGACGTTGCATCTGCACTGACCATGGCTGGTATCCTTGACTATACCCCTGCTCTTAACTCCAACCTGAACGTTGACGACACCGGTAACACCTTTGCTGGTACCATCAACGGTAAGTTCCGTGTCTACATCGACCCATATTCTGCTAACCTGTCGGCTGCTAACGCTGCAACCAACGGTGGTAACCAGTACTATGTTGTCGGTTATAAGGGTTCTTCACCCTATGACGCTGGTCTCTTCTACTGCCCCTATGTTCCCCTGCAGATGGTTCGTGCCGTTGGGGAGAACACCTTCCAGCCCAAGATTGGCTTTAAGACCCGTTACGGGATCGTTGCCAACCCCTTCGCTGAAGGAACGACTCAGGGTCTCGGTAGACTCCGTGTTAACTCCAACCGTTACTACAGACGTGTTGCTGTTAAGAACCTCATGTGATTCAAGTGGCTGCTGCGGAAGCGGTTGCCCCACATGTCCTTACAGACCCCCTACATCAGGGGGTCTTTTTTTGTCTATAAATATCTACACTGACTAATCTTACTATGAAATATAAGAAGACACTTTGGGGAGTTGTTGCATTAGTAAGTGTATTGAACGTTGGTGCATTTATTGGTAACAGTATGAGGAAACCTCCTGTTGCAATAAATTATCCACCAGTTGGTGACTTGAGTTCGTATGAAATTACCTACTATCCTAATGGTAGTTACTCAATTACCTACAAGGGACACGATCCCACGATACTCAATTCAGACACTTATGTTGACACATCCAATGGTGTCTTTGGTATTGGTGGAAGATCAACAACCACTAGATCTAACCAGTATGTTCCTGGTAGATCTGGTGAGGGAGTGGATCTAAACGGAAAAAAGATTGTAAGATCAGAAGAGTGCATCAAGGCGGAAGGTGGCGGAGAGTCGAACGGTGCCCTGGTAGGCGCTAGTATTGCTACGGGATTTGCACCCTTACTTACTGGTATTCCTTATGTTGGATGGTTGGCTTCTGGTTGGGCAGTAATGTTTGGTCAGGATATTGGTTCACAGATTGGTGGTGAGATTGCAACTTCCATCAAGGGTTGTGATAAATAATCAAAAGTATCTTTGATCGATGTCAAGGGCAAGTAACTTAGCAGGATTTACAACAGCGATTGGAGTTCCAGCAAATCTTAATG